ATTAAAAATAGTAGTTCCGCCGTGTTGCCGTAAATTATCAACAACATTTGTTTCTTCATGCGGTGAACGTTTGTTGATTTTATAAGTCATGTTTGATTTTTGACCCGTAATCGCACCTTTGAACGCGTTAAATCTACCTCCCAGCTGCTTGCTACCTAAAGCGTTTTCAAAAAACATCTTGAACGTACACATCATATTATATATTTATGATTAAAAGCAAAAAAAAAGGGGCCAATAACGGCCCCTTTTTAACAACTAATCTAATTTTTTAGACGTCAAACAAAGATTTGTTAGGTGTCGATAATTTAGAGTGTACTTTCTGCGAACCCTTCTGAAGAGATGTACCTTTATCGCCTAATGGCTTGGGATTTGCTTGGACATCTGGGATACTGCCGGTGTCAGCTTTTGTTTTGCTACCCTTTACGGTGCTTCCAGTGATATCGGCAGGCTTTCCTTTCTGCAAATGCTGTGTATTTGCATGTAATTCTTTAGGATCGGAAATCAATTCGATGCTTTCACCCATGGCTGGACTCTCACCACCAAACTCTTCACCACCACCTAAATCCATTTCGCCTTCGCCTTCGAGGCCGCCACCAAAATCATCACCAGCCTCGTCTGCGACAACTGCTCCAAGCATGTCGTACAATTTACGTGCTGTTGCTTTATCAAGTGTAATGGTCACTTCATCGCCACCGCCTTCATCTCCGAGATCTGCATCGGAATATTCTCCGCCTGCATCAGCACCAGAATCGATATCGGTTTCATCCATGACGTCTTCAAACAATTTTTCAAATAAAGATTTACTCATATTCTTTGTATTTATGTCTACGTAAGTATTTTTTTCACATTATTAATTCTTTTTTTTAGGAAATAATGCTAAGTATATGTATGTCACGTAAGAATATTTATTTAAACAATCCCAATCTACCTACTATTGATGCTCAATTCGAGTATGATGCTGAAAAAGTGACAGAGTTGCAAAAATGCAAAGAGAATGTATTGTATTTTGCGGAGAAATATTTTTATATTGTTAATGTAGATGATGGTAAACAGCCAATAACGTTACATACTTACCAAAAAAAAGCTCTTCGCATGATGAGAGATAATCGTTTTAGTTTACTATTGTTTTCGCGTCAAACAGGAAAGAGCACAATTAGCACAATTTTTTGTTTGTGGACCGCTTGTTTTTTCGATAGTCAGAATATACTTGTAGTTGCAAACAAAGAAAGCACCGCTAAAGAAATTTTTAAACGTATACGTCTAGCATATGAAGAGTTACCCAACTGGTTAAAACCCGGTGTAAAGGAATATGTGAAAGAATCCATGGAGCTAGCTAACGGTTCACGCATTGGTATTGCGACTACTACTAGTACGGCTGGTCGAGGTACCGCTGCAAATTTGTTGTTTGTTGATGAAGCTGACTGGATTGAACCAAATTTGCTAAATGAATTTTGGGCATCTGTATATCCGATTATTTCTTCTTCTACCAAATCTAAAATCATAATGGCATCTACACCGCGTGATACTTCGGGGTTGTTTTACAAACTCTATTCTGGATCACTAAAAAACGAAAATAACTGGAATAGCATGAAGATAACCTGGGATGAAGTGCCGGGTCGTACCGAAAGATGGAAGCGTGAAACCATAAGCTCGTTAGGTGATCCGGATGTTTTCAAGCGCGAGTTTGAATGTGAGTTTGATGATGTGGGAGAGTCTATAATTGCATCAAGTTATTTTGAAAAACTCAAAGCAAGATGCTCGGATGCTCCTTTCATATACATGGACGGGCGGTATAAAATGTGGGAAACACCTCAAGCAGATCATTTATATGCAGTTGGTGTAGATATATCTGAAGGAGTTGGTAAAGATTATACCGTTGCACAAATACTTGATATTACAGATCTACGACAAATAACACAAGTAGCGCAATATAGTAACAACACAATTACTCCTTCAGAATTTACATCTAAGTTAAATGAAATTTTACAGCATTGGGGTAATCCGGTTGTGTTGATCGAGAGAAATAATTGCGGAGCGCAAGTTGTTGACAATCTACGAAAAGACTTTTTATATGAAAACATCGTGAGTTATGGTGCGCGAGAGTTAGGTAGAACAAAAGTACCGCTCGGTATCATAAGTCATAGTAACACCAAATATGATTGTATATCCAATCAACGATATTGGATAAACACGCTCGAAGCGGTACAAATAAACGACATCCTCACAATTGAAGAATTGAGAGACTTTGTAAGAATGCCCAACGGGTCATGGCGCGCTAAATCTGGCAAACATGATGATAAAGTCATGGCATTGAGCTGGTGTTTAATGATATTATCTGATAAAATCGTGAGCAGATATTTTGAAGTGCTAGCAGTAGATGAAAACAACAAACCGATGAAATTACGTCCGTTTGATTACGGCGTTGGTGGTCATACCTCACCATCCTCGATGTACAGTAATGAAAAATATGGAGATATTAGCGCGTTACCTACGTTGTTTGGGGCGTCGCAAGTAGATGATGACATTGCAGAATTAAGGTCTCAAGGGTGGGAATATCTTTAACATCTTACTGTTTAACATAAATAACATTATGTCATATAAATCTCTCGAACGCATATACCAAGAACAGTGTGCTAGCAAGCAAGTTACACCCTTATCGAGACACACTATCAATGAATATTACCAGGTAAAGCTAACAAGCGATAATGACACGGTCGAAAAAGATATTTCTTCAGATTTATATGACTCGTTTAAGCGACAATTGATCAAGCACACACAATTTGCTGAAATTGGTGGTACAAAAATGTCGATTGGCTCTGCCCTAGCTACGATATTAACCGAGTTAGGGTGGGATAAGGATGAATTTCAAGTGAGAGTTAAGAGTGTGTTTGATACAGTTGATATGCATGCTGAAAAAGTAACAGATTGGTATCAATCAATTAAAAATAAACCTAGTAAAATCATTGATTTTATAGCCGATGATAGTGAATTTTTTCTTTATGAAGTGATGTCACCAGAGTTTATTGCAGTGTGTGGCGGTCCCCGACAAGCAAAGATAGTTTTTGATAGATTATATGACATCTCTGGTAAAATTTCAGGCAAGGGTATTGGAGCCGGTGAGTTGGTGTTGACTTTAGCAGGCAATGCTCGCAAGGGTAGTTTAGGTGATTTGAAAATTTTAGATCAAGAGGTTGAGATCAAAGGTACAAAAGGCAGATTAGAGGGCTCTAGCTTTACATCTGAAGGTGCAGTTGCAGAAATCAACGCTGCACTCACAAATAACGTTAACACAATTCACATTAAAAAATTATGGAGTGTGTTGTTAACAAAGACAGAAGCACTTGCAGATAAGATAGAAAAGCAAATCACAGCTAACAAGAAGAAAAAAATTGATACTCAGTTTCTACAACAAGGTGTAACTGCTTTAGATGCCTTGAAAGCTCAAATTTTGGGAGCACGAGACGTACCTACAGTAACAACCATGATACAGCAAATCAGAAGCAGTTATTTTCCACCTAGAAAAAACAACAAAGGTGAAGATATAGATGATGCTTTGCAATTACAGATTTGGTTTGATAAGATAGTGAGTGCCGGTCAACCCACGTACGTTTCAAGCTATTCTAATACAGTTAATGCATTTTTTAGCGTAGTTGATGAAATAACTTATGATACGTTTGTTAAAGGTGTGGTAGGTATGCGTAGCTACCCGATGTATGAAGATGTTGACACAATTTATGCAGCTATCACGCAACTTATACCTCAAACTCAATACAAATCATTTAAAAATAACGAGCAAAAGAAAAAAGCTTTAGTCGCAGCACTACATTTAGCTTGTTATGCACATGGTCATTCATTTACACATATTCTTTTTGCAAATGATGAAACAAAAAAAGCTGTAAGTTTCAAAGTACAGAAAGCTTTTTCGCAAAATCTCATTAATGCATATACATTTTTCTTATCACATAAGTTTCAAATTACCCTCAACATCGATGGTAAATTTGGGAAAGCTGCATCAATCACATTAACATAACATGAAGAGCTTTAAGGATTATTTCATCATCGAAAGTGCGGGTGATACAAACAAACATCTCACACATCTCGATGAGCTTGTGCTAATATTAGGTAAACAAGGTGGAGAAAAAACTGTAGAATACATTGAGAGTTTGTTGAGCACGTTTCACGGTACTACAACTCATGCAATCAACACGACAGTTAAATGGGACGGCGCGCCTGCAATCATAGTTGGTTATGATGTAGATGGTAGATTCTTTATAAGCACAAAAAGCGCGTTCAATGCAAATCCTGTATTAGCATATTCAATCAAAGATATCGATAAACACTTTCAAACTTCAAAAGAGTTAGCTAATAAACTTAAAACAGCATTTACGAGCTTACAGAATGTAAATTTTGACGGAGTGTATCAAGGAGACTTGTTGTTTACACACGATAGTATAGATACCAATCGCGTGATTAATGGAGAAAAATACATTAGCTTTACACCCAACACCATCACATACGCTGTAAAGAGAGATTCTGCTACCGCTAAAACAATTTTATCTAAAAAAATAGGTGTTGTTTTTCATACTAAGTATCAAGCATCGCGAGATATGGAAAGTAAAATGAGATTTATTAATAAAAAATACGGTATATCAGTAAATCATCTCAAATCTAACAAAGCTTTTATCATGGACGCGATGTTTGAAGATAAATCAGGGTCGATATCGTTAACACAACATGAAACTAACGAAATAATTTCAAAAATACACATGTTGAAAACGTTAATCAACTCTATAAATTTTGAAATTATCGATAAAAAAACCGCTGAACTATTAAACATATTTCTCAATAGTTTGATACGACAAAGTAAATTTATTTCAACACCACAACACACGTTAACGTTGTTTAAAAATTGGGTGTCTGAGCGATTTAATACTGAAATAGCAAAATTAAAGCGTCCTCAAACAAAAGAACAAGCAAAGCAAGACTTTTTAAATAAAATTTCTCAATACAAATCTTCATTTATCAACTTATTTTCGTTTATAGTTAATGTAAAGACGATAAAAGACATTTTTATTGAAAAATACAATGAAATTTTACGTGGTAGTGAGATTGGTACGTATATAATACAACCATCCGGTGATATACAGATTACCAATCCCGAAGGATTTGTTGCATTTGATAAAAATGAAAATGGAATCAAGCTTGTAGATAGGCTTGAATTTAGTAGAGCAAACTTTGTGATACCAAAAAATTGGTCGAGAAACTTACCAGATGAAAACATTTAAACAATTTTTACTAGAACAATCAAAAGATATTACTGTTTTGTATCCCGGTAAGTTTAAACCACCACACAAAGGTCATTATAATGTGTTGTTGAAGCTACTTTCGGTGTACAACGCGAACAAAGCTATAATTTTCATAAGCGCTATACCGAGAGATGGAGTCACCGCAGAGAAGTCTGCTGCTATTTGGCGTGTTTATTTGAAGAGATTAGGAGTAACAGTTGATGTTCAAATAACGCAAACACCGGTAAGAGCTGTATACGAACATATTTTAAATCACCCTCACGAACAATTTGCATTGGGTGTAGGTGAAAAAGATGATGATGTGAGTAGATATGCAGACATCGTAAACAAACCCGAAAAATATCATAATGTGGAACCAATAAAATCCGTAGATTTACAAGAGGGTGGTATTAGCGGTACCGACATAAGAAAAAAAATTCTTCAGAAATCAGCTGATGTGTTTGAATTTATACCCGATGAAATTAGAAAATTTCCAGCTGACTTGGTAGAGATTAGGGAAATTTTAGATTTATGACAACAGATTCAAGAGATCAATCAATATTAAACAAAAGCCGCGCAGATAAGTTTATTTTGGTGGTAGATATACCGAGTATATTGAAACCTATCAATAGAAAATCTGTTAGAGATAACCGCACTATTCAACTAAACACGTTGCAATTTTCAGTTTATGGTGTCGTTGTTCCGAAAATTCAAGTGCCAGCTATAGCTTTGAACTATAGTGGTAGTCCGATACACATCACTTCTCGCACACACCCCACTTATGCACCGGTGAATGTAAACTTCACTATAGATAATCAATTTAATAATTATTGGGTAATATACACCTGGTTGAATACTTTGCGTAATGCAAAAACAGGATTATATGGAGAACCTAGCAACGCTAACGAGTTTTTAACGAGCGAGACAAGATTGAAAGATTATGCTGCTGACTTCACCGTGATTGCAAAAGATGAGTATGAAAATGATGTAATAAAATGGGTTTACAAGCATGCTTTTCCCACTAATCTCGGCGAAATAACATATAATCACCGCACCTCTACAGAGATAGAAACCACTTTTGAATTTGTATTTGCAGAAGTTGAATGTACTTTGCTATAGTATAAAAAAATGATGCACAAAAAACATAAATAACATATATGCAAAAAATTAGACAAATCAGTAGTCCTGGGGTAGAAATCACAGAGATTGATCAGACGTTATCTTACAACGCTCCTGTTGGTACATCAGTTTTCGCAACTGGGTTTGCAAGTCAGGGCCCGGTAAATGAGGTTATTCAAGTTAATTCCATAGGAGAGTTTGAATCAATTTACGGAAAACCCACCACATCTGCTGAAAGATATTTTTATTACACCGCAAAACAGGTGCTCCAATCGTCAAATGCAATTGTATATGTGTCCCGACTACCGTATGGTGCTACAACCGCTAGCGAAACAAAATATGGCGCATTGGTATATCCCGCAGGCACGATCTTTAATACTGATAATGTCGATGTGTTTACTGATGAATTTGATTATGCTGACATCACTCAAGGTACATACATGAAAGAAATCACAATTAGTGAAAATGTATCTGTTACTGCATTATCATCTACAAATGTGACTTATTTGTCGGTGGCAGATTCTGCTGCTATTGCTACTTTAACATCGAGTAATTTCCAGTATGTTTCGCAATCTCCTGTTGATGGTGGTGTATCGGTAGTGTTTTTATCCTCGTTTACTGCTACAAACACCGTGTTGTCGACATACACCGTTGAAGAAGAGCGTTCAATTGTTGACACCAACGTGAGAAACGTTAAGCATGTGTTAGGTAAACCTATTTTTGTTGAGTTAACACAGACCGATTATAGAAAAATTCTCGATGGGTCAGCATTTACATGGAAAAACACCGGTAAAGTTGCAGATGTCGATGAATATTTCATGTATACCGGGTTAGAATCGTTAGGAAATGCAGGGATGATTATATTAAATCCTACGCAATCGATGCTAAATGCACAGCGCGAAGGGTTATATGTAGCAATTGCTGATAACACTAACGCTGAACCAACTGTAGATCACAAGAGCATTACAAATATCTACACAATAACAGAAACAATTTCATCTAGCGGAGAGTTAGCATATAGCAGCTTGCCGTTAACAAAATTGTCGTTCCCGTTATCTGCTTCTGCAGCTTCTCGAGCAACCAATAGTTTATCATATGATATAGAAAAAGCATTTTTTGTTTATCCAGATGCGGCAGAATCTGCATTTGCAGATAGTTTAGCGATCAATGTTTACCGTTTACATAAATCTGCTTATGCAAATGACGTCACGAGATTAGATTATACACCGGTAGCGAGTGTTTTAGGTTCATTAGATTATCATCGCAAGCTTCAATCACGTAATGGTGGCACACCTACTTCTTACTTTGTTGAAAATTTAGCTTCTCAGACCGGTAGCGTAAAGGTGATGGTTAACGATTACATCAGTCAGAGAAGCACCGACACGTGGTTAGGTGATGATAGCTTACCCAAAAAACAAGTTCGTGTCGTTACGCGTGATTTTGAAACAAGCTTGAGCTTAGCAGAACGTACAGCTTATACTAATTTAAATGCAGCAGATGCGTTGTTTAGCATGGGTACGCTTGTGAGCGAGGGAGATAATAATAAAATCATAGGCAATATTAGTAGCAAAGTTGGATCAATTTTAGAAAAACTTGATAACGATGAAATATTCCCGGTTGATATTGTTGTGGAGGGCGGTTTAGGTACAATACAAGCAGCAATAGATGCGACAGCAAAATCAACTTTCGATGATACTGATATGACTCCTGGATTCCAGCTCAAGTTAGATACGTTATCACAATCTAACTTAGCTCAGAATGATCTAGTTGATAGCTACAATTCGGTATTTGGGGTGTTTAATACATTTTGTTCTGTTATCAGAAAAGATTGTTTGTTTATAGCAGACCCCATTCGTCACATCTTTGTACGTGGTAAGGATAGCTTGGTGCTTGATGACAAGTCCAAGACTTTTAATCAACACATTTATTCGTCTTTAAAGAAAAACTTCGCAATTGCAAATACAAGTTATGCTTGTAGCTATGCAAATTGGATCAAAGTGAAAGATGTTTTTTCAGACTCATATGTTTGGATGCCATTTTCGGGATTTGCGGCAGCAGATTTTATTAGAAGTGATAATGAAAATTATCCGTGGTCTGCACCTGCAGGATTTAAACGTGGTGTTATAACCGGAGCAATTGCTCTTGCGATCCAGCCTAAGCAAAAAGAAAGAGATCAGCTTTATAAAATCAATTTAAACCCGGTTGCATTTTTTCCTAACGACGGCATCGTGATTTTTGGACAAAAAACACTCTTACGTCAACCTAGCGCGTTTGATCGCATTAACGTTAGAAGATTATTCTTGTATCTTGAAAAAGCTACAAAAAACACCGTGAAATATTTTGTGTTTGAGCCTAATTCGGTTGCAACTCGCACGAGAATCATTCAAACATTAACACCATTATTTGAATTAGCTAAAAATACCGATGGTGTATACGAGTATATGTTGGTGTGCGATAAACGTAACAACACACCATCTACCATAGACCGTAATGAAATCATCCTCGATATATATCTGAAACCAGTACGCACCGGTGAGTTTATCCTGGTTAACTTCATCGCAACACGTACCGATACAGTATTCGCAGAATTAATCTAACATCTTAATAAATAATAAAATATGAGTGATACAAACCAAACTATTCGTAATTTTTACACAAAAGCAATTGAGCAAGATTTTGCAAGAGATTATCTCTTTAGAGTTTTGAGCATAAACCTTGCAGGTGGTCTCACTTTAGGTGATAGTGAATTGATTTACGTGAAGAGTGCAACTCTACCAGGTAAAGATATTTCTAACATTGATGTGAAATACATGGGATTTAACTTTAATATACCCGGTACAGTGTCATATCCTAACTCTAATGGTTATTCTTTAGATTTCTACTGTGACATTGGTTCTAGTTTGAGAGATATGATGCTAGAAGAATCATTACGTACATTTGATGATGAAACTTCTACTTCGAGCATCTCGAGAATACCCCCGTTAGATAGTTCTATCACGCTCGCGCAGTTAGATCATAATTTAAATGCATTTAATGTGTTTGCGTTGAAAGGTGTATCTATTCGAAATGTGGGTGATGTTGCTTATGAAATTGCTGAGGGTACAGGGTCGGTCAAATCGTTTACTGCAACCTTTGCATATCAGTTTTTTGAAAAACAATAATCGCGCATGAATTTTTCGCCTAGAAATAGGTTCTATGAAAATCTCTCTACATATGAGTATACAATACCTTATTCAACTAAGTGGATTGTAAGTTTATATGCATCTGCTGCTGGTAATGATTTTAATTTCTTAGAAAATATAGGCGCATTAACTCAAATAGATTATCCGGGGTTTCAGTTAGATAAACAAAGTCGCTTTCAGTTGTTTAGTAGACAGGTAGTAGACCCACAATCGGTAGGTTTATATTTTGCACAAAGAGTTTCTATACCTGGAGAGAACATGTCTTATATAACTGAGAATGCTCCTCCTGATGCAGGTGGGTTCATGGGTGGAATTATAGGGTCTTCTAGAAATAATGAAAAAACATTTACTATAGATTTTCTCGAAACTAATTTAGATTTTGTTGAGGGTATTATTAGACCTTGGATAATAACTGCGTCATACCGTGGACTAATCGAAACATCAGATCGACCCATCAAAGCAACTGTTGTTGTAACACAATATGATGCAAATGATGTTCCGAGAAAAGTATTTACTTTTTATAAATGCGTACCATTTTCTTGTGAACAATCGAATCTATCATACGATGTTGAGACAGTTAACGTAAAAACAGTAGGATTTTTATTTAATAATTACGAATATAAGCTGATGCAAGCGTAAGTATATGTATGGAGTTTAAGCTACCTATCTACTTACCTGTAAGTAAGCAAACAGTATCGTGTAGAGAATTATATAATAGTGATTATTTTCCTATTTTAAAATATTTAACTACAAACAACATGGCACAGATTGGTGCTGCTTTTGAAGAGTTAATACTTGAATTATCAAACAAAGAAGTTGTATATGCTTTTGATAAATTTGTTTTGTTATCTACATTGAGGTCTATTATAATTGGTGACACAATAGAGATATATAACGCTAACAAAGAGACGCTAAAATATTCAATATCTAAGATAATAACCGATCTATCAGGTGTAATTTCTACTTTTACGCACGATACAAAAATATTTTTAGATGATTTGACTTTAGAACTATCACTACCAACTACTTTGTATTTTAACAACACTGAAGACGTTATCAAAAGTTCTATTATCAACATCATTGACAACAAAAAAACAATAAAATATTATCTCTATAATGATGAACAAAAAGAAATCTTTTTTGATTCGTTACCTGCAAATATATTATTAAAAATACAAGAGCACATGTCTAATATCATGTCAAGTACCGAAAGTTTAGAATTAATACCAACAAATAAATTGCTAAACATCGAAGGTATACCCTGTAATTTGTATAGTAATATATTACTTGAATTTTTAAAAATCATTTATTCGCAAGATCTTATGCACTTTTATGAATTACAATACAATTTAACTACAAAATTAAATGTAAGTTATTCACAATTTATGGATATGACTCCCGCAGAAAGCAAAATCTTTTTAAATTTTTACAAGAAAGAAAATAAAACCGCACATTCAGAAAATAACAAGATTAATCTACCTGTTGCACCTACATATAATGATATTTAGCCTATATATTGTATGGGATCCATGCCAACATTAGTAAACAAGCTAAAAGAAATCAATAGTAACAATCTGGTAGACGTGTTTGTACCGTCGCTCAACAAAAAAGTAAAATTTACCCCGTTATCAGTTAAACAGCAAAAAGATATCATTAAAACAGGTCTCGAAGGCACTACAGCTGTGATAATGTTAAACAATATTTTTAATGATATCATGGTTAAAAACTCTACCGAAAAGAAAACGCTAAATATCATTGATAGGAGCGCAGTGATTTTAGCACTGAGAGTTGATGCTTTTGGTAGTAAATACACTAGCGATGGAAACACGTATGATCTTGGTAAGATTCTAAAGAAACAATTAGAAATCCCCGCAGAAACTAAGATAAAATATACATACAAAGATATCATTAATATTACTTTAGATATTCCAACCATAGATCAAGATACTTCAATAAACACTTATTTGTTAGATATGTTTAAAAAGAATGAAGACACACCCATATCTGATGCAATTGGAT